CATTACAGGCAAGTCGGAAATTGAATTCATTATTTCTAAAAATAAAGACGGAGAAACAGGGGTGGCACACCTTGATTTCTACAAGAAAACGCAGAGGTTTTATGGATGAAAGTTTATGAGTATCAGAAACTGTTAGGCGTTTTGTATCGAGAGGATTATAAAGAAGATCCAATCATAGCCAAAATATTAATTGAGTCTGGATGGGCAGTTAAAAGGCTGCTTGACGCCGGTACCATTAAACCTTTTGATGATTATGAAGAAGTGAAAGAGTTAATCATGAATGAAACGAAGTGGAGAGATAAAAATGGCAATTATCGAAAAGTATTACCTTTATAGACCAGACGGAACAGAAGAAATAAAAGTAGAAAAATGCGAATCTAATTTGAACATAGTTAAATCACTCACAGGCGCTCATTTTAGCGAAGAAAGTAAAAAGATGACTGATAGTGAGTTGAAACGTTTCAAGGGCGTATACGAACTTCTATACGAAGAAGAACTAGGGTTACAAGCAACGATATTTGATATGTAGGAGTGACGACGTGAGTAAATACAATTCTAAAAAAGTTGAATATAAAGGTGTCGTGTTCGATAGCAAAATTGAATGCGACTTCTACCAATATTTAGAACGTAACTTGGGCAATGAATATGATCATATAGAATTACAACCTAGATATGAGTTGATACCTAAGTTTGATAACCAACGCAAAACAGAATATATAGCTGACTTTGCATTATGGAAAGATAACAAGTTGCTTGAAGTGATAGACGTCAAAGGAATGCCAACAGAAGTAGCAAAGTTGAAAGCGAAGATATTTAGATATCAAAACAGAGAAGTACCACTAACATGGATATGTAAAGCACCTAAATACACAGGGCAAGAGTGGATAACGTATGAAGAATTAATTAAGGTACGCAGAAAGCGTAAAAAGGAGAAGATGAAGGATGGTAAAGATTAAAAAGAAAGTTGAAATGACATTACCAGAATTGATTGAGTGGGCTTGGAAGAATGGTGTTAAAGAAAAAGCGTTTTATAGCAATATTGACAGAGGTTCTGTGTATTTTGACATGGTGCAAACAGTGTCGATAGAGTATTCAATCGTTGTAGATGAAACTTTCACAGTAGAAGTTGAAGAAGAAGTTACGGAAGAAACAAAGATACCAGAAATGTTGGAAATATTTGTAAATGGTGGTGGAGTTAAACGGGTTGAAAAATCTATCAATGAACTAAAAGATGATTTTAGCAAAGAATTTTGGTTGAAAGATGGAGATACAATGACACTCATCTGGAAAGATGGCGAATTGGTCGGTGATGAGTAATGGCTAACAGAGAAGAAACAATTGAAGTTGAAGCAACAATCAAAGTGAGATGTAAATATCCAGTATGGGTAAACAATCAAATTACTGCAAGTGATGAAAAGGAACGCATTTTAGATTTAATCAGTAAGAATCCTGAAAAAGAGTTAATGAGCGAAGATTTTAAACTAATTGAATTGGTAGAGGTGGAGTAAATGGAAGCGACAAAAATGAGAGTTAAAAATAAATACTTCTCTATTACACCAGATGTAGTAGAGAAAATGAAAGAAGCAGATATTAATTCAGATATCTTAAGACAAAGATTAGCTTCTGGTTGGAAGTTTGAAGATGCAATAGAAGCACCTATTGGAGTAAGACGTAGTGAGTGGGATAGTTTAAAACCTAAAGAGGACGAAATCGCTAGTTATAAGGAAAGAATGAAACAACGAAGATTACAAGAACTGAAACGTAAGAAACCACATTTATTCACAGTACCTCAAAAACATCCTCGTGGTGAGTGGTGTAAACATCTTATGGAAAAGGACATTTTCTCTAAAGTGAGGGTGTAAACGGATGAAAATTAGTGATTTAAAGAAAAACGATGTAATCAGATTATATAGACGGAATAAACCCGGTTATATTTTGGCGATAGTTGATGAACCCGGTGGCACTAATAGAAAGAATGGTAAATACTTATGGACGAAAATTGAGATGGAAACCGGGAGGAAAATTGAAATAAATGATACTTGGAATTTTTTAAAAACAGATGAGCCATTCACACGTAAGGTGGATATGCAGGAAGAACAAGACATGGTACACGAACCACCTCATTATCAATTCGGTAAGTTCTCAGCACGAGTGATTATCGAATTAGTAGGGAAGACGTACAAATCAGCGTCAGTATTCTATCACGTAGGTAATGCACTTAAATATTTAATGAGAGCACCTAGAAAGAATGGTTTGCAGGACTTAGAAAAAGCTAAGCAAAGTGTTGAATTTGCGATAGAGAAGTGGGGGGATTAATTATGGTGTATATGTATGAACCATTCACTCACACAGTGACTAAGACAGACTTAACTCATCTACACAATATCACAGGCATTCCTCTCAACACACTGTGGTACCAAAAGGAACGTGGCACATATAACGATAAGTTGAAGTGCTTCTTTACCGACACAATGCCGAGAGTGAATAAGAAACAGGTGTTTAACGAAAGAGTTTTAGCAAAAGATGAAATTTGGAAGTATAGCGAGAAATACGATCTATATGTGAGTAACTTAGGCAGGATGAAAAGACCTGATGGAAAATACAAGTTTGCGAATGGATGTAACGGTATTTCCACAGTTATTTATAAGAATAAGAAGTATCGTGCAGCAGATATTGTATATGAAACGTTTATCGGTAATTTAAAAAATGGATTACACGCATATCCGAAAGACAGTAGGTACAACAATCTTATGGCAGATAACCTATTCCAATCTACATTACAAAAATATAGAGTGTATCGCAGAAATAAAGGTGTATCTAAACCAGTATATCTAGTCGATAACAACAACCAAATTGTTGAAGAATTTGCAAGTACAGTAGAAGCTCAAAAATTGTTATTCATAGACAGACGTAATATCGCAAGGAAGTGCAACCGTAGATATGTGAGTGACGGATTGATGTACATGTGGGCAGACGAATACGAGAAGATGAACGCATGATACTATCCGACACAATCAACCAACGCTATCGCTACAACACACAAGGTAAGACGCCTACAGAGATACAACAGGAATTACGCAAGTTAGGTGTTAAAGGCTTTGTGGTTAAAGTAGCAGGAAGCAGAGTGACGATGAAAGTTGAAAAAGAGAATATAAGAAAGAATAGGGAGTGTATGAGGAATGGCAGAAGTAACTAAGGAACAATTATTAGAATTCATTAGAAACAATGAGTTAGATTTAGACGAAAGTTATCCACGTAGTGATTGGTGGAAGTTTAGAAATGAACGTGACAGTTTACGTAAGCAACGAGATGAACTCGTCAATGATATGGCAGAAACGAAAAGGAAAGCAAAGGCGTTTGATGAGATGGTTAAGATTTACAACCAAAAGAACGATTTACCAAGCGATGAAATTTTCATGGAAATGGGATATTGCATAAGTGATTTGGAGGCTTGCAATGGACAATAGAGAGTTTATCCAACACTGTATAGTACCCTTTACAGTATTTCCTAATAAAAGGAAAGCTAAAAGAGTTTTAAAGAAGTTAAATAAAATTGGAGTAGATGATTTTTATTTGCTACCAATTAATTAAAATATACATTTCATAAGGAGAAAAAATACTATGAAAAAGAAATTTACAATTGAAGTTGAAATGGAAGAAAGATGGGTTAATGAATTTATGTCAATGTTAGATAAGATGGAGTATTTAGGTGCTTTACATATCCATGTTAGTGGTACTTCTCTGTTTTGATATCTAAATATCTTCGCTTTCAACTTTGCTACTTCTGTTGGCATTCCTTTGACGTCTATCACTTCAAGCAACTTGTTATCTTTCCATAATGCAAAGTCAGCTATATATTCTGTTTTGCGTTGGTTATCAAACTTAGGTATCAACTCATATCTAGGTTGTAATTCTATATGATCATATTCATTGCCCAAGTTACGTTCTAAATATTGGTAGAAGTCGCATTCAATTTTGCTATCGAACACGACACCTTTATATTCAACTTTTTTAGAATTGTATTTACTCACGTCGTCACTCCTACATATCAAATATCGTTGCTTGTAACCCTAGTTCTTCTTCGTATAGAAGTTCGTATACGCCCTTGAAACGTTTCAACTCACTATCAGTCATCTTTTTACTTTCTTCGCTAAAATGAGCGCCTGTGAGTGATTTAACTATGTTCAAATTAGATTCGCATTTTTCTACTTTTATTTCTTCTGTTCCGTCTGGTCTATAAAGGTAATACTTTTCGATAATTGCCATTTTTATCTCTCCACTTCGTTTCATTCATGATTAACTCTTTCACTTCTTCATAATCATCAAAAGGTTTAATGGTACCGGCGTCAAGCAGCCTTTTAACTGCCCATCCAGACTCAATTAATATTTTGGCTATGATTGGATCTTCTTTATAATCCTCTCGATACAAAACGCCTAACAGTTTCTGATACTCATAAACTTTCATCCATAAAACCTCTGCGTTTTCTTGTAGAAATCAAGGTGTGCCACCCCTGTTTCTCCGTCTTTATTTTTAGAAATAATGAATTCAATTTCCGACTTGCCTGTAATG